AGCGCCATCGCGCGCTCTTCTGTCGTCCGGAGCTTATTCTCCTCTCGCTCGAGCGCCGCTGTCGCCGTAGCTAGACGCCGACGCTCCTCCCGAGAGAGTTCGAGATATGCGGCCTCGGATAACTGGAGGCGCTGGATCTGCTCAACAGCTCTTTGAGCGGCGACATATTCACGCTGATAACGCTGGAGACGCTGACCGGCGACCCCCTCACCCTCGCGGACCTTTTGAATGTATTCGGTGAGAAACTTACTCTCCCGAGTGAGCGCCTTAATCCGCTCTCTCTCGGCATCGGTTAGGGTGATGTTCTCATCGGCGAGGCCCTCTATAACGGAGGTATACTCCGCCGCCGCCGCCTTGAGCGCCTCAAGCCTCGTCTCCATATCGTCGGAGGTCGAGATATACTGTCGGATCGCGAGCGCGACGCCGACTATCGCGGTCCCGATTGCAGCTATCGGGCCGAGCATCGCAGTGAATCCGGCGCCCGCGGTTTGAGTCGCTGCGGTTAGTCCGCCGATCCCCTGCGTGAGAGTCCCAACCGAGGAAACAACTGTCCCCAGTGATGACGCCATGAGGTTAGAGCTAGAAGCGAGCGCGTCTCCAGCCGCGGTAAATTTCTGACCGGCGACGGTTGCCCCTTGCCCGAGCTGGTTGAGTCTCCCTTGGACCTTGTTAGCTCCCTCGAGTTCAACCTGTATCTCTACGGTCCCGCCGCTAGCCATGACGCGCCTCCTCGGCTGCTCTCTCGCGAGCTCTCGCTCTCATCAGCTCGGTCTGATGATGAAGCTCTGTCCAGTACTCTACCACAGCACAAGAGGGGGACCGGTAGAAGTCCCAAAGGGAGCCGAGTCCGGCTCTATGCGCTTGATAGGTTTGAGCGAGGGGAGCGAGCCGATTCGCGTCGGCGATAGGACATCGCCGGACCTGCTGCTCTCCCCATGACGGGTCGCAATCGGGAGCGATGCGATAGGCCATAACGTAAGGCCCTTCATCGTCCCGCTTGAGCCACGGGAGACCGCTTTGAAACTCTCCCCCACAGCTCCCCCGCCGGCGACGAAGAGAGGGGTTCTCTCTACACTGTTCACACGACCAAGCCCGGGAGCCAGCGTAGGAGACCCACACGCTCGCCCCCGCTGCTATTTTCCCGCGGGAGGTAGCAGCGAGAGAGCTTGAATGTGCGTGACGAGTTCAGAGGTGAGGACCATCCGATGATGGTCGGGACGAATCCGGTCGAGGAGCTCGAGCGGGTCTCCGTCATGACCGACCACCTCGACGAGGCCAGCGCGGAGGAGCTCCCGATAGCACCGAGAGAGATATCGCTGATAGTCGCCGAGCGCCTCCCGCTCATCGACTGGTAGATCATGCTGCCAGCGAGCGCGCTCCGCCGGGTCGGTCGGCTGCTCCATGTAGAGCATCCGACCGAGCTCCGAGCGTGAGTAGACGCCCGCTTCGATCTCCGCCTCTTCGCGCGCCTGGGGAGAAAGCGCCCGGAGCTTAAACCGGGTTGCGCCGCTGGTGTCTCCGAGGAGGCTCTCGTCGCGAGTGTTTAAATACTCGACCTTGGCCTCGTCGGAGGCCTCTACCGCTGGATCAACAGTAGAGACGACCTCAACGATATGCTCGGCGGACGTCGCGAAGATAAAGCTCATTAGAGACCGAGCCCGATCCGGAGGGGAGTCCCTCCCGCGTCGCCGGTGCCAGCGTCTCCGCCGAATCGGCTCGCCGCATAGGTCAGCGACTGTTGAACAATCTCTCCGTCAATCTTCCGGATGAGCGGATCGACAGTGAGGTAAGCGCCGGGGACGTTGATCGCCATCCCCTGACCATCACCGACCGGGCCCGTCCCGATGAGGAGATCGCGGACGACCGCGTCGCGGAAGTCGTTGCTGATCGTCGTGTTCGCGCTGTCGAGCGTCAAGTTGATCTCGACGGTCTGATCGCTGACCTCCATATCGCTCATCCCGATCAGCGAGCTCGTCTGACCAACCGGAGTGAGCGTGTTAGTGATGGTCGCCGAGAGCTCCGAGACGTCGAAGGAGACGCGAGCGTGCTCATCTCCATTGTCGCCGGCGATGTCGGTCCGCGACGTCGAGGCTGCGTCGGAGACGACGACATAACAGCTCCGGAAGTGCGGCGTCGCGCCGTCATTAGCGACCGGCTCAACCGGCCCCGTCGCGCTCCCGTGGTCGTCCTCGATATGAGCCGCCTGGAAGGTAAAGTCTCCCATGAGACGTCCGCCATCGACGGAGAGCGCGAGGCTCTCCATCTTGCACCCGTAGGCATAGGAGCGAACGCCGACGCCATCGACGCGGAAGGCGACGGAGTTCCCGACCGCTCCGCTCGCGGTGCCCTTTGCGGTGTACCAAGTCTGAAGAAGACGGACGGTGTCGGCGCCGGTGAGTGCTCGGGAGAAGGCCGGCGAGTAGCCGATGTTGCCCGTCCCGCTCGCGTTCTCCGAGGTGACGTGGGCATACTCCGCGCGACCGTTGATCTCGATGCCGATGAGCCCGCCGAGCTTGTAGTTCGCGAGCGTCGTCGGCGTGTAGCGGTTGTCGCTCACCGCGGCGCTCACAGCGTCGCTCTCGGCGCCGGGGATAGTCGTCGAGAAGCCAGCGGAGAGGAGCCGACCGAGCGCGGTCGCGGCGTAGTTCGAGCCGGTCCCGAGCGTCGTGAAGTCACAACGGACGGTGACGGTCCCGGTCCGGCGCTGTTGCTTCACGCCGCCGATATACGTCGTGTCGAGCTCCGGCGGGAGGCCGTGAGGTCCGTCTCTCGCCTCGGTCCGCTCGGAGACCGGCGCCTCGCCTGGGACGACGATGGGGTCCCGCTCACACGGGATAGAGATGAAGGAGAGCCCCGAGGGAGAGGGAGCGCCGGTCGAAGAGTCGAGCGACCCGAAGGAGCTCTCGACTGCGACCGAGAGCGAGCGATGAGTGACAGCCATTAGAACGCCTCCGCGTAGAGAAGATCGAAGGGAACGACGAGGAGAAGAGCCGCTGGATTCCCCGCCTCATCGAGAATTGGAGCGGTCGAGGCCTCGCCGGTGATAAGCGACGTGATGCCCGTCGTCGCGAGAGAGTATGCCGGATCGCGGAGCGAGTTGACGAGCTGAGAGCTGTCCTCTCCGACGATGCGCTCGAGGAGGCCGACATCGCGAGGGATGTCGTAGCGGACGCGTAGCTCCGCGGTGAGCCTCTTCCGGCCGGTGATGCCGGATTGCCCGTCGTCGTGAGGGTACGTCGTGACGCGGAGCTCGAAGAGTCGGAGCGTGTTAGGGCGCCGGTCGGTGAGTAGCTCTTGGCCGGTCGCCGGGTCAACGCAGACGAAGCCCTGAGACGGGTCAGTCTTTGGCGTGAGCGCCTGGAGGCGATCAACCAGAAAGGAGAAGGCGCTCGCGATGCCTTGACTCATGCCTTGAACCTCCGGAGAGCTGCATTAACCGATGAGATAAGGCTCAAATGTTTTGCTTGGGTATAGCTCGCCGGAGCTGAGAGCTTTTTCTTTATCCTAGAAGCGATAGCCGCGGTGAGTTTCTTTTGGTCAGTTGGTGAGAGCCCGATAAATGAGCGACGAGCGTTCACGCGATAACCATAATCTTTCACGGCAGAGGAGAGGCCGATTGTATAACCAGTCTTCGTCGCCTTTGTTGTGATGAGGTTATTCATCAGGGCGCCGGATAGAGTTAGGTCAACCTCTGCCGTTTGATTCTTGCCGCCGGCCGTATAGCGTCGACTCTTCATCTTATATTCGCGATATCCGCCCTTGAAATACATTCCCCGCGGCGTCTCCACACCTCCTCTAGGCTCAAGGGGAGCGTCTTTCTCAACGTATATCGGCCGCGTTGAATACTTAGCGAAGGGCTTGTCGCTTGTATCTTTCCCCGAATAGGTACGGAGACGCACTAGGGCGATAGTATCCGCCGAGGCGATCATACTGTCCTGAGCTGACCATATCTGCGGGATAGTCAGATCAAGCGTCACCTTCATCGCCATTAGTGCTGCATCCCCCGCCAGCGCGGGAACTCAATCGCAAGGTCTTTCTCGCGCTGCGTCGGCTGGACCGAGGGGAGAGAGAAGGTGCCCCGAGCGTCGGTGACTTTCCCGCCCGCGCGTCGGAGGTTGATCTCGTCGCTGTCGATGATCCCGTCGTCGTCGGTGTCGAGGGTGAGCTGACGCATCGCCCGGTCGAAGAGAGCGAGCGCGCGCTCCCTCATCCGCTCGGCGACGTCGAGCTGAGCGACCATCTCATAAACCCGAGCGGCGGCGAGATAGCGGTGGGCCTCGAGGAAGATCTCCGGGTTAAAGATATCGTCTTCAGTCTGGTCGGCGAGGAGGTCGTCGCGGACGTATAGCCGGAGCTCCTCGAGCGCCGCCTCGACCTGAGGCGAGAGGTCCTGCTGACGCCGCGGGACCATGTCGGCGAGTTGGGGCATCGCCGACACAAGGGAGGAGTGAGTCAAGCCAGAATCGAAAGGGCGCCGGACGACCTCAACGGTCCCCTTCTGCACCCTGAGCCGGGGGATCGGCGCCTCCGCTGTCGTATACGCGACGGTCGTGTTGATGATGCCGCGCGTCGCCGTATCCGCCGCGGGGATCGTGTACTCATAGCCCGCCCAAGCGAGAGTCGCCGGAGCGGAGAGCGCGAGGTCTCGCGGGAGGACATCGCCGAGGATAGCGGTCGTCCCATCGACGCGGACAATCGTGACGCCGAGGTAGCCGTCCTCCGCGGTGATGAGCCAAGCTCGACCTGGACCGACACCGACGAGGGAGGCCGCGGTCGCCGGTGCGCTCAGCGTCAGCGTCCGCCGATCAGCTCCGAGCGCCGTGACGGAGACGTCCGCGTGAGCGGGAGTCATCGCCGAAGGTCCGCTGGTTGTCCCGTCGGGGAGGGTGTACGCGAGACTAGGTGTCGCGTTTAGCGGAAAGGGCGCCTCCCATCGGAAGAGGAAGTCTTTGCTCTGAGCTGCCTTCATCATCGCGCCCGCCTCGCTTTCTCGTTGGCTCGCCTCACCTCGGCGTCGGTCCCGCGCTCGAGGTTCGCCGATTCTATCAGCTCCTCCGAGACCGGCGACCATGAGTGTCGGCAGTTATAGCCGCCCGCGCGCGTGAGCACCGGCTCTAGCTGATAGTTCCGCATCTCGCCGACCTGCGACGAGGTGAACACCTTTCCCACGAGCTCCCGGCAGAAGGGCCGAGTGATGCCGTCGAGAGGTCCGGTGTAGAGGTAGTGGTCGAGGCCCGCGGCCTCCGCGGCGACCGCGGTGAGCTCGCGACCGAACGAGGCGATTCTCGTCCGGGCCTCGGTGATCTGTCGCCCCTCGGCGGAGCGAAGAGCAGCGTCGAGCGAGCTGATAACAGCGGACGGCTCGGCGCTGAATTGAGCAGAAGAGAGCGCGTCTCTTACTGCCCTTTGAGTGTCCGGGATGATGACATCATCGAAGATCCCCTCGACAGTGTCCTGAGCGAGAGCTTGACCGATGCCGCCGACAGCGGCGATGTCGAAGCCATCGACGGAGGAGAGGAGGAGCCCCTCGACGTTCGCCAGCGTCTCCCGCTCGGCGTCGGAGATCTCAAAGACCGACTCGGCGAGCCCCTGATCCAGAAGCCACGCCGACATCTCATCCCGACGCATACGGCGGAGCTCATCGAGCCCGCCACGCTCGGCCGCCGCTTTGACCGCGGCGACCACTTCTCTTTTGCTCCGCCGAAGAGCTCGACGAAGCCCGCGCTCTAGGCTTGCCTCTACCTGTAGCTGTCCCCGCGTCGCCTTGAGTTGACGTTTGAGACGCTCATCCGTCGCCCGCTGGATCTGGCGAGTCAGGTCGCTGATCGCGACCTCGTCCGCATCCTCCTCGGCGAGTCGGGTTGTTGAGCAGTAGGGGCAAGCCATAGGGCACTAGGTGAGGCAGTCGGTGAGGCGGAGACCGCGATCAGCGTCGACGAGGCGGAACTGCTGAACGTGCTCACCCCAGACGTGACGCCGGACGAGGTCGAGCGAGTCATACTGACCAGCCTGAAGCCCCTTATACTGCATATTGAGCGCCGCGACCGGCATCGCCTTGACGCCGCCGCTCTTCTGCGCGATAGCGTCGGAGCCGCGGAGGATGTAGAGGCCGATGGTCTCGGTGTTCCAGATGTCCGCCTCGGAGCTGGTCGCGCCGGGGATAGCGGTCTCGCGCCGAGCGGAGCCGACGTAGACGTTCGGGACAGCGAGGACGGAGCGGAGCACCTCGAGGACAGCGTCGTCCGCGAGGATGCGATTGCCGCTGGCGATACCGGCGGAGCTATCACCGACGAAGCTCCGGATCTCCGGGTTCCGAGCGAGCGCGCGAAACACGTTATAACCGAGGATGATCGTGTCGGCAGAGATGCCGTGGTTGGTCGCCCGCAAGGTGTCGAGCTGCTGATGAATAAACGTCAGCGGCTCGGCGCCAGCGGCGTCGAACTTCGTGCCTGGGACCGTGTTCGTGAAGCTCGCGCCGAAGAGCAGATCAGCGCAGCGCTTCTCCTGAGCGAGCATCAGCGCGCGACGCACCTTGCGCGCGCTCCGCGCCTCCTCGGTCCCGGGATACTGGGAGTCTTCGATGTCCTCCATCGCGATGGAGTCCTCGAAGGAGTGGATCTCCGCCTTGAAGGTGAGCGAGGAGCGGTTGAAGCTCGAGAGCGACTGACGACCAGCGCCGGGAGCTCGGCGAGAGTCGGCCTCGGGCGCCCCCATGAAAGAGCGGGTATTCTCGACGAGGAGGGTCCCGCTTCGCTCGGGGATGTCGACGCGCTCCATGACGCGGTCAGCGATGAGCTGAGCGTCGCTCGGGACAGCCTCGGAGACGATGCCGGTGAGGATCTGATCGACGGGGTGGAGATTGCTATAGCTAGGACGGGCCATTGTTTAGCCTCCTTACGCGAACTGGCTTGCGCCGGTGAAGATAACCTCGATCTCGTCGCCATCGGCGTAGGAGGTCGCGTTCTGGTTGTAGATGACGCGCGCGACGCTGTACTCGGTGCCGGCGCCGTTAACCCACGGGATGAGGCGAGCGGTCCCAGTCTCGACCATGAGGAGGGAGTGAGTCCCCGCGGTGAGAGTGTCGCCGGCGATTGCCTTGGTCCGTCCGAAGATCACGACCTCGACCGCGTCGCCAGCGTCGACGGAACGCTGAGCGATGCCGTCCGCTTGCTCGCCGGTGGTCCCGTCAGCGAGAGCGACCTTACCAGCCGCGTTGATGACAACAGCCTGAAGGCCGGTGATCGCCTCAGCGGCGATGAAGGTCTGGATATCTGAATTTCCGAGGCGGCTCATTTAGCCCTCCATAGCAGCGAGAAAGAACTCGCGGTCGTTGGTCCGAATCTGGTTGAGAGCCTCGGAGAAGCTGATGCTCTTCTCCGCGGCGATGCTCTTCGCGCGCTCGGCGAGAGACTCCCGGTTAATCTGCTCTCCGGATGCGCCGTGACCAACCTCCCGAAGGGGGACAGCGGAGCCAGACGCGCGCTCGGAGAACATCGCCCAGAAAGCGCCGTCGCCGGCCT